TGTCACAGAGGAGTTTGATTTGTTGTCTTTACAGGCAAATCTAGGGCCTTAGTGGTCTATTCAGACCTTACTGACATATTTTTTACTTATTTTCAATTCACAAATATCAACAACGTTCTCTCTTGGAATAACACAAGTATCACCAATATCTGTTTCATTGTATGACATATATAAAATAATTACATCTGAATTATCAACTAATAAAAAACCATCAGTATAATTAATAGCTGGTTTATACTTTTTGGCAGCTTCAGGATCGAGCCACTCAGAATGTGACTCTGCATCTCTCCACTTAACCCTGAGCCTCTTTCTTACTTCCATAGTATTTTTCATATAATGTTGATACTTTATCTATGTAAGCTGGGTCTTTGTCTAGCCAATATCGTTTATCTTTCATCATAGATCGTAAATCAGATAAACTTGGAGCAGCTTCTATAGCAGTTTCTGTAGTTGGTATTGGAGCATCTTTATTAAGTTTCATTATTTCTTCAATTAACTTTACTCCATTTGCACTACTAGCAATCTTTGACATAGTTTCATATGCATCAGTAGATAAGTTTTTCTTTGACCATAGTTCAGCAGCTTCTATTCTAGCTGTAGCATTATCACCTAAAGATTTTTTTTCTTCTTCTACACTTGGTAATGCACTTACTTCATTATTTACAAATGCGTTAATACCTTCATTAAATTGTTCCTGAGTAAGCCCATTATCTTTGGCTGTTTTCTGCCACCATTGTAGTAAAGGCATATCAGCATTGATATCGACATCAACTCCCTCTTCCAATTCAGGTTTGGCAATTTCGTAGTTTTCAGGTACTTTAGCTCTTTTTTCTTTTTCAATATCTTCTCGTACTTGTTTGGATAATTCATCTGTTCTTGCTCCCAATTTTTTTTCTAATGAATTGTAACTTGATGAAAGTTCTTCAACATTAATTTCATTTAAGTCTTTATTCCAAAATTTATCAGGAACATATTCAGGTTTTTCTACTGTTTTAGTTTCTTGATTTTCTGTAGATTGTGTTACTTCTTCAACCATTCTTTACCTCGTCTAATTCTATTTTTAATTTGTTGCAGCATATATCTTTGCCCTTCCAAATGCCATAGCACTCTACTATCTGCAGTTGGATTTATAGTTATATTCATAACAATACTATCGAAATAATCCAATATTTTTTTACCATCTGGATCAGAAAATACTGCAGCAAATATTCTATCTATTTCCTGTGTTTCGGACTTACTGTCCTTCTGGCGATTGA